TATGTAAAGTTGAAACAGCAATTAATCCTTGTAATTTGCCTGTCATTTCTTGAAGATTTATAGAAGCAAAGCAAATAAAATGACCAAATTGTTGGGCGTTTTTTCCAAAAACTCCTTGATCAATATCGTATTTGAAACCTTCTCTTTTTTCAAAAATCCAGGAAACACCAAATTTTTTTCCTATTTCTTCTCTTTGAGATTTGACCCCAATACTAATAGGCGGATTAGTAGTATTATCTATTAAATCAGGATTCCAATTTTTTTGATGAGCTTGATAGATATTCCAATCTGGTTTGGAAAGGTTTATTAAAAATGGACATAATTTTTCATAAACACCTTCTTCTACAATTTTAGATGTTTGAATTTGCTCGATAATAGTGTTAGCGTTATTTTGACCACGTTGAGCATATTTATTTTGACTTGTTGAAAGTTGATTCACTGCAAATTGATATGCTTTATTTTTTATAATTTCATCAAAATAAAAAATAGGATCAAAATTATTCTTTGATAAAAACTGATAAGCTGGAAAAATCGGATCAATAATCATTATATCACCATAAAAACTTTAATTTTAATATTTTTTTAAACTCTTTTTGAGAAGAACAATTAATCATTTTTCCATGATAATACCAAATTTTCTTTCCACTAGCGTATTCTATGGCTGGACCATCTAACCTGTGATGTTGACCATGATAATACCAGGATTTGGTGCCATTATAATACTCTATAGCTGGACCATCTATGCGGTGACATTGACCATGAAGATACCAAGCTTTATCTCCATCATGCCATTCTGCGGCAGGACCATCTTCTCGATGAAGTTGACCATTAAGAGTCCACCATTCATTTCCAAATTCATCTGGAATACAAATAGGCTGATTATTTTTATTCATCATTTTACCATAAAACTTTTAATTTGATTAAACGTTCAAATTCTTTTTGAGAATTAATATATTTTCCATGAAGAAACCAATATTCATCTCCGTAAGCGCTTTCTATAGCTGGACCATCTTCTCGATGAAAAAGACCATTAAGAGTCCAACGTTTAGTTCCAAATTGATCTATTTGACAAATGGACTGATTATCCTTATTCATAGTTTACCATAAAACTTTTAGTTTTATTAAACGTTCAAATTCTTCTTGAGAATCACAATCAATCCATTTTCCATGATACCACCATTCTTTATCTCCATTAAGACCCTCATAAGCCGGACCATCTAGACGATGAGGTTTATCATAAAGATACCAAGATTTAGTTCCATCAGTATACTCTATGGCTGGACCATCCTCTCGATGAAATTGATTATTGAGATGCCAGTATTTAGTTCCAGATGAGTCTGATCTATAGGTAGATTGATTATTTTTCATTTTACCATAATGCTTTTAGTTTAATTAGACGTTCAAACTCCTCTTGAGAAGCGCAATCAATATATTTTCCATAATAATACCAAGATTTATTTCCATCAGCATGTTCTACAGCGGGTCCGTCTAATCGATGAAGCTGATCATAAAGATACCAAGCTTTATATCCGTTAACATATTCTACGGCTGGACCATCTTCTCGATGATATTGACCATTAAGAAGCCAAAACTTATCTCCATATTCATCTATTTCGCAAATATATTGATTATTTTTTATCATAAACCTCTCAAATCTAAAATGAATAACAAATATTGTTTCATTCATACCACCATGGCGGAATATTTCTTTTAGTCCAAGATACAATATGGGACTTATCATATTTATAGTAATTACGATAAGATTCTACCACATCTTCTACTTGATATTGTTCTGGCACACTTTTGATAAATGGAGTTAATCCTATACCGGGAATAACTTCTTGATAATTTGATTTTTTAATATTTTGAAGAATTAACTCTGATTTATGAATTTTATTATAACGATAACTATATTCTTTGCATAATTCAACGGTTAAAGACATCAGCCAATTAAAATTATCTATGGATTGAGAAACCCAAAGAGAAACAGGATGCGTTTGGCAAATTTCACTATAAATTGGTTGATAATCTTTATTATGTTTTATCAAAGCATTATTTAATAATTGTGTTCCAACTACTATCATTTTCATACAATGTTTATCAAAATGATATTGAGCGCAAAGTCGCACATCATAATCTAGAATTAAAATATTCATTATTTCTCTTTATTTAAAGATCTACCAAAGAAATTTAAGTTTTAATAGTTTTTCGAATTCTTTCTGAGAAGAACATTCGATCCATTCTCCATAATACCACCAAGATTTTTCTCCATTAGCATACTCTATAGCAGGACCATTTATTCGGTGGTAGTTGTCATTAAGTAACCAAGCTTTAGTCCCATCTCTACGTTCTATTGCTGGACCATCTTCGCGGTGAAATTTTCCATTAAAATAATAAAATTTATCTCCGTTACTATTTAATACTGTCTTTTTCAATCGATAGTCCTGATATTTTTTTAATATATTTTAAATTATCTACAGGTATGCTTCCAACAATAATGTTCCCATATGTTCCATCCGACTCAAACCCTAATTTTTTTAATTGTTCAAGATAGCTATTTGCTAATTCTTGGTTTTTAAGAAAATTATTTTGAGATTTAAAAGTTGTCTTAATATCAACCATAGATTCTGTATCTCTAACAAACCACCCAATCTGCGGAACAACTGAATTTTCTTTCATTTGAAATCCAGAAAACCCGGCAGTCAATTCCATATTATATACTGTGGAATAATAATTCCATTTAAATGGAACTTTAGATAGACCCATAGGGAAACTTTTGGTGGTATAACAATATTTGTTATGAGCAAACATATTCCTTTTATCAAAATCGTGTGTCGAATGATTTTTTATATAGGGAAATAGGGTCGTGATCCATCCGCTAATAAACGGACCTCCCGACATCGAGTTTTCTTTATAAATATTACTCCAAAACTCTGTATTTATCTTATCTTGAGAAGCGTCAATAAATTCTTGAATAACTGTTTCTAAATGAGGGGTCCACCAAGATAAATCAAATTCAGCAATATTTTGTATTTTTACTAAAATATCTTTCCAATCCTGAGTTGTTCCTAGCAAAGTAATCTCTGGAATACCGCAAGCCGTTACACAACTATAATTAAAGTATTTAGACATAGCTTCCATTAAAACAATTTCGCTAGAAGCTAATTCTACTGGTCCTGTAGTAGAAAAATTGTTAATGATTAAATCTCTTTTCTTACCAATATAATCAGCAATTTGCTTAGAAAATTCTCCAAACATATGAGACCAATTATTGGAAGAACTGCCTTTTACAAAAGAATTTTCTTGAACATGTAATTCTTTTTTACCTTCAAAATTAACAAAATGATGTCTTAATTGTTCGGCGTTATTATTAATGTGTAAAGATAAACCTTGGGCAATAGTTAACCAAATCATATCAGGAGATAAAGTTAATGGCAAATGTTGATCATAAGCAGTATTAATAGCTGCTAATAAATTATTCGTAGTAGATGCAAAATCATCTTCTGATACAGAAGATGATTCTACTCCCAAACCTACTAATTTTTTAGTTATTCTATTATTATTTTTTTGTAAATATTCTGTGTTTATAGGATTTATTTCTACTTTATCTACTTTATCTACTTTAAATGTAATCATATTTTATTTCCTTTTATTTACCATAATGCTTTTAATTTTAAAATTTTTTCAAATTCTTCTTGAGAATCGCAGTTAATCCATTTACCATGATACCACCAAGATTTTTCTCCATTAACTCGTTCTATAGCAGGACCATCTAATCTATGTCGTTGATCATGAAAATACCAAGCTTTAGTTCCATTAAAATATTCTATAGCCGGACCATCTTCTCTATGGAGTTTATCATTAAGATACCAACGTTTATTTCCACTACTATATGTTTCGCAAACAGGTTGATTATCTTTACTCATAATTTACCATAATATTTTAAGTTTTATTAAACGTTCAAATTTTTCTTGAGAGTCAACATCAATATATTTTCCATGATAATACCATTCTTTGGAACCATCAGCATTTTCTATGGCTGGACCATCTAGACGATGAAGCTTATTATAAAGATACCAAGCTTTATCTCCATCACACCATTCTGCGGCAGGACCATCTACTCTATGATGTTGATCATGGAGATACCAAAATTTAGATCCGCTTACATATTCTATTGCTGGACCATCTTCGCGATGATATTGACCATTGAGATACCAGCATTTGGTCCCAGATGTATTTGTTTGACAAATAGGTTGATTATTTTTCTTTACCATAATGCTTTTAGTTTAATTAGACGTTCGAATTCTTCTTGGGAGGAACAATCAATTATTTTTCCATAATAATACCAACGCTTATCTCCATTAAACCATTCTACCGCTGGACCATCTATTCTATGACGTTGACCATGGAGAAGCCATTTTTTAGATCCATCAACATATTCTATAGCTGGACCACCCACTCTATGATATTGACCATGAAGAAGCCACGATTTATTTCCATTAGCATATTCTACAGCTGGACCATCTTCTCTGTGAAGTTGATCATTAAGAAGCCAGCATTTGGTTCCAAATTGATCCGTTTTGCAAATAGGTTGATTATCTTTTTTCATAATATTTATCTTTGATTAAATTAATAATATCAAACAATTGATCAAATAGAAAGCAAATAAAAGAGCCAAACAATCCCCATAAAAAACATTTAGATATAGATAAATTTAATGTATTGATAATATAAACTATATAGCCGCAATGAAAACCAATACACCAAGGGCAAGATAAAAGTTCATAAAAAAATACTCCAACTAATTTATTGGAAATTAATTTATTTCTTATCCAACTAAAAAGATTAAATGGTCCTGCCAAATTTCTTATTATGTAGGATAAACTATAAATAATCATCATTAAAACAATAATAGACATAACATCCTTTAAATAAATATTCTATTACAGTTTTTGGGTTGACCCCAATAACTAGCTTTACCAGTAAAAGATATCACATTTCTAGCTATATGAGCAGTAGAATTTTCATGAGTATGCCCCTGAAGAATAAAAAGAGTGCGCTTCTTATGATGAGACATAATTTCTTTGATTCGTTCACCTAATTGATGATTAACATTATAAGGTAACCAATATTTACCAAATAAACTTTCTTGATCATTAGTACATTCTGCAGCAACAGGAAAATGGGTTAGTAAATAAATAGTACGATAATTATCTAAAGCTGTTTTTAGATTTTTTTCAATAATATCAGCGCTTTGCTTAGATAACTCTTGACAATAAGAAAACCTATCATTCCAAGTTTTTAATGTTCTCAATTCTGGAATAGCATACCAGTCAAAAGTCAATTTAACATATTTACTATCTCCTAAAGATAAATCATACCATCCTTGAGTTCCTATAATAGCTACATCTTCAGCTAATTCAACTATTCCATCTCTATCTAACCAATGTAGATTAGGATATTTATCACAAAGACTGTGAATCAGCTTTTTAGTTTTTTCAAATCCAACAAAAAAATTGCAATGATTTCCAGTAATAAAATATATGGGACATAAAATATGTTTAGCTAGCTGTTCTAGATGATATTTTAAAAAGAAACTTGTGATATCTCCAGTAATAAATAAGCCATCTGCCTCTTCTTTGTTAATAGAAGAATACATTTTCATTTTAGCCCAAGGAAAAGCAGAACTTAAATGTAAATCAGTGTACCATAAATATTTCTTTTTTGACATCAATTTTCTCCATTATAAAAGATACCAAAAAAAATAAATTGAATTATTTTTACCATAATACTTTTAGTTCAATTAGTCGTTCAAATTCTTCTTGAGAGGAACAATTAATTTCTTTTCCATGATACCACCAAGCTTTGAATCCATTAGTATATTCTTCAGCTGGACCATCTAGACGATGAAGTTGATTATTAAGATGCCACCATTTATTTCCATATTTATCTATCTCACAAGTAGGTTGATTATCTTTATTCATTTTTACCATAAAGCTTTTAATTTAAGTAAGCGATTAAATTCTTCTTGGGAAGAACAACGAATTTCTTCACCATAATACCACCAAAATTTGGTTCCATTAACATCTTCATAAGCTGGACCATCTATTCTATGTTGTTGACCATGAAGATACCAATATTTAGTTCCATCAGTATATTCTATGGCTGG